CACCAATGCCGGCCATGATGTTGCCGATGTTGCCCAGCGTATCGCGCAGCTTGGCGAAGGGCTCCAGCGCTTCGTTGCCGAAGGTGTTGAGGTTGTCCCGCGCAGCAGCGAGCGAGCGCCGCAGAGGGCCCTCGTCGCCGGTCAGAATGATCTTGGCTTCGGTCATGGTCACTCGTCCAGAAAGGCCAGGTCCGGGTCGTCCGGGCGGCCATGTGCGATGGGCAGACCTGCCGACATCGCTTCAGTGATGGCCTCTTGCGAGGTGCGTGCAACCGTGCGCTTGGGCTGGCTCACCTCAATCCCCACGTACCGGCACAAACGGCCCACCAGAAGCACCAAGGGTGGCTGGTGGACCCAGTAGGCAGACAGGGCCTGTACCTGAGGCAGCGTGACCTCTGAGGACACGTGCGACCAGGTCCAGCCCGTCATCGTCACGACGTGAGCGATGAGTCGGTCGATGGGGTCGAGGTCAGCGCCAGGGAGGTCCCCGAGGTCCCCGGCTGCGCCTCCCCCGAGGCTGCGGGCTTGGCGGCCAGGCCGCACACCTCAGCAATGGCCGTCACGGCCTGGATGATCTCGTCCAGGCTCATGGGCATGGCCTCGACCTCGTCCAGCGTCTTGCCAAGGCAGACGGACAACGCCACGGCCACAGACGAAAACACAGCCTCGTCCAGCATGCTGTCGGCGCTCACGCGCGACATGGCCACGCTGACGTGGCTGATGGCAGGGATCACCTTGCGCAGCTTGCCCAGGGGCAAAGCTGTGATGGTGAAGGGCTGGCCGCCCAGCGTGATGGTTTTTTCGCTCATCACGTCCCCGATCAGAACAGGCAGATGTAGCCGACTTCGTCAGCTGCATTGGCGAAGGCTTCGGCCTCGAAGTCGTACAAGGCGTAGTCGTCGTTCTTGAGGGGGATGTTGAGCTTGTTGCTGACGCAGCGGTGCAGCTTGAGCACCATCGTCTTGCCGTCATACTGGTTTTGCAACAGCAGCTTGAACGAGGGCGTATAGCCCATGACCTCGTTCGTGATGGTGAAGATCTCACCCGCCGCACTGCTGGCGGTGTACTCATAGCTGAACAGCATGGCCTTGCTCTTGTCGGCAGCGTTGAAGGTGTACACACCCGCCGCAACGCTGTACTCACCCGCATTGGGCGTAGCGCTGTCAGTGCGCTTGAGTTGCACGCCCAGGCCAGAGTAGAGCACCCCGAGGTCTTCCGCAAAGGTGCCGCTATTGGGTGGCGCCACCGTGACCGTGTAAGCACCTGATGCAGGTACGGTCTGAAGGTTGTCAAATACCGCACCCTTGATGCCCGCCACCGAGGCCTTGCCGTAGAACAGCGAGCCCAAGATCTTGCCGTCGATGTCGGCATACTTGGCCTTGATCGCAATCTTTCCCTTGCCCTGGCCAGCACCAAGAGGGTAGCGCTTGCCACCGTAGACTGTCTTCATTTCCAGCGACATGTCCACGCTGATGTCTTGCATGGTGCCCAGGCGGACGGGGGTAGGCGTGGCAATGACGCTGCCATCGGCCAGATTCGTGGGCACTGCAATCAGCTTGCCCGTACCGAAGTTCAACATGGTGATCCTCTCAAAAACAAGGCCGCACTCAAGCGCGCCGTTGAAGAAATTGAGCCCTGTAACGGGCTGTCAGGCGGCCAGCAACGTCGTCGCCAGCTTCGCCGGTTGCCTCGGTGCTTTCGCAGCGAAAGCCGCGCACCATGGCATTCAAGGCGGCATTGCTTTGCATTGCGGTATCAGCAGCCAGGTGGAGCGCGTCAGAGGTGGTTTCCCAGTCCTCACCGCGCACTTCACAGTCCAGGTCAAACACCACGGTCACCAAGTCCAGGCCGTCAGCCCAGGCCTCAACACCTGTCGTAGCCCGGCGCACATTCAGTGCCGGCAGCTCGGCGCGGTCGAAGGCATCGGCGCGGCCACGCGTCACGCGTGTGCCAGCAGCCGTGGTGCCAACAAGCGAGGCATGGACCTGAACCAGGAGCTGCTCAACCGTGCTGGCCATCACACCACCCGTACCGGCACAGAAAGCTCGCGGCCATCCAAGATGGGCTGACCAGCGCGCGTGGCCTCATAGATCACACCGCTGATCACGAACCGCGCACCACGGCCCACAGCGCCAGCCACGAAGTCAGCGGGCACCCGCACCTCATAGCGCGTGGACACCTGTTCGCCCCCCAGCACATCACCGGGATGCGCATCCAGCACAGCGGTGATCAGTGCAGAGGCACCACCCGAGGCTGGCGTGTAGGTACACGGCTCAGCCAGGGCGGCATACAGAGCGGACAAGGGGAAGTCCATGGTGGCGCCGCAGATCAGTTGTTGATCTTGATATAGACCGATGCATCACCGCTGGCGAATGGCCGCGTGGCCCAGCCCGCATAGGTGTTGCCAGCGGCGGTCGTGGTCAAGCGCTTGTTCGTGTTGTCCCAATACAGGGCAGCACCTTGCGCGCCGGAGTCGGTCGACAGCTTGGGAACCAGGAACTCGCCAACCACTTGCAGCGAGCCCGTGGCGTTGGCGGCAATGTCAGCCACAGCCACGCCAACACGGGTGCCGATCAGCACCATCAGGCCAGAGGTCACAGCGGCGGTCGGCGTATGCGGGACAACGCTCCCGGTCGAAATCGAATTCTTCATGATGGGTCCTTCTGATGGGGTTGACGAAGCGACTACACAGCCGCTTCGTCAGGAGGTTGATCAGGCGCCAGCGTTCTTGGCCAGACCACGGAAGTCCAGAGGCGCAACGCCAGCTTCCATGCGCACCTTGAACTCGACACCATCAACGGCCCAGCCGGCCTGCTGCTCCAGCGTGGGGCGGTCATTGCCATTGAGGTAGGAGACCTCGATGGTGTCGTTGATGGCCGAGCTCGCAGTGCCATACCAACCGGTGGCGCTGGCGCTGTCCAGGCGGGCATCAGCGACCACCTCAAAGGTGTTGCGCACGCTGTTGGGCACAGCGCGCTGGTTGGCCGCTGCACCACCCACCTCGAACTCGCTGTTGCGCACCACATTGGCTGTGCCTTCCAGCGCCAGAGGTGTCAGCAGGTAGGCCATGCGGATGTTCGAGCTGCCGCTGGTCTGGCCGGGCAGCTTTTGCTTGCCCATGGCCACGCGCATCAGGTCAACCGAGGCGGTCGTGATGGCCGCAGCAGTCAGCAAGTTCGAGTGGCTGGCGTGGAACAGCGCGACGCCGTCTTCGTCCAGCACAGGGTTGCTGGTCAGCACCGAGTAAACCAGGTCACCCACGGTGCGGATGGCAGCGCGGCCCATCACGCGCGGGATGCGGGTGAACGAGCTCAGGTCATCATTGATGATGGCCTCACGGGTGATGTTGAAGCGCTTGCCGAACTTGGCCAGCACGATGCTGTTGCCGCGGTCGCCAATCGAGCCGAACTCGTATTCGCCACCCTCGGCCACCTTGGGCAGCGAGCCAAAGCTGTTCAGGCCCACACGCTTGGCGGGCTTGAAGTCGGTCAGCTCACCGCGAGCGGTCCACAGCGCGAAGGTCTCGTCAGCTTCTTCCACGCCCTTGAGCATCGACTTGTTCGCAATGTTGGCGAGCAGATTCGTGAAATCGCTGGTTGAGTGGGTAAAGGCACCAGCCACCACAGCCATCTTGTCCATGCCGGTCGTGCGAACGCCAGCACGGGCCAGCGAGGCACGGGCCATGTCGTACAGCGACTCACCACGCACAGGGTTGGCGGTGTCCAGCTTCTCCAGGCCAGCGCGTGCAGCCAGCGCCTGCGTGGTCGCCTTGATCTGCTTGTCGGCCTCGTCTTCCACCGTCGACACATAGGTGCCAGCCAGGGGCGTTGCACCTTGAGCCAGCGCAGCCAGCAGCTTGTTGTTCGCTGCTTGCACATCGCAGGCGGTGTCATCCGTGCAGGTCACCAGCAGTGCCTGCACGCCTTCGCGGTCCATGAAGGGCTTGAAGGCAGCAGTGATGCCAGAGCGGCGGGCCGCGTCTTCTTGCAGGGCCTGCGCGCGAATCGCTGCAGGGTCAGTCAGTGCGGACGTGGTGGTGCCCGCCGGGTTCGTTGCCTGAGGCATGGGTTTGATCTCCAGGGAGGATTGAGCGGCGGGAGCCGCCAGGGGTGCCGCATGGCCTGCAGCACGTGCTGCAGCCAATACGCGGTAACGGTCAACGTCGGCGCCTGCCATAGCCGCGACGGGCATAGCAGAAACGACGACATCCACCAGCTTCTCGGTCTGCGCCTCGGCGGCTGTGAAATAGTGGTCCTGGCCATCGGTCAGCCAGCCCAGCATCTCGGCAGCTGGTCGGCCCGACTTGGCCGCATAGCTGGCAGACATGGCCTGGGCCCACTTGTCCAGCATGTCAGCAGTGGCGCGTAGGTCCACCGAGTTGCCGCCGGCATAGGTCCAAGGCGCGTGGATCATCAACAGCGAGTTCTCGGCCATCTCGACCGTGTCGCCTGCCATCAAGATCAATGAGGCAATGGACATGGCCATGCCTTCGTTGACTGTGGTGATGTGAGCCGGGTGGCGCTTGAGCGCGTTGTAGATGGCCAGGCCATCAGGCACTGAGCCACCAGCGCTGTTGATGCGCACCGTCATGGTGTCAACGCTCAGCGCCGAGATCTCGTCAATGAACTGCTTGGCCGTGACAAACTCGCCCCACCAGCTGTCGCCGATGTCGCCGAAGATCAAAACCTCTGCCGCAGTCGAGGCTGCGCCGTCACCTGCAGCTGCTGCAGCTGCTCGGGCCGAGGCGGTCCGGCGACGGATCGAATACCAAGTTGGGTTTGTGCTCATGGCGCTCAGTGTTCCGAGCGCCTTGTGCAACGTCTATGCGGTCACGTGCACAACTTGGGGCGTGTGCGGGCCAGCGCGTTGTACACGGTGCGGCGTGAGACATCGAACACCCGCATCACTTCCTTGATGTTTCGACCGTTGAACATGGCCGCGATCTGCTGATCCCGCGACTGCTGTGCCTCTTGCATGTGCCTGCGCAAGCGCGGCGCCGGGATGTACACCCGCTTGCCTCCGAGCCGATCACGCATGCCCTGCACGATCAGCTTGGCGTGCAGGCCCGCCAGCTGGGGCTTCATGCCGATCCACTCTACGATGATCCCTTCGATGTCAGCCTCCAGCTGCACAGCTGCATCGTCTTCGAGGTACTCAGGGCGGTCGCTCACAGTCGGTTCCATTCTGGTGGGGCCATGGGGGTTGATGACACAGGCACCATCCGTGCACTCGACTGCACTGGTACGGGCGCATGCTGCGCCGAGGTGACGGGCACTATGGTGTTGCCCATCGGCAAAGTGGGTGCAGGGGGTGGTGCGGCGGCGTCGAACAGATCCGGCTCCAGCGCGGACTCCAGCCGCTGCCACATCAGGTCTGAGTACTTGTGCAAGTCAAGCGCTTGCGCGCAGAACAGTGCGTACACCGTGCAGTCAAGCACTTCGTTGCGTGCGCCTGAGGGCTTGATCCAGCGGTAGTCATCGCCCCGGGCAGTACGCGCCAGCACGCGGCTTTCGCTCGTGATCTGGGTATAAAAATCTGCAGGCATGTCCAGCGGGAAGTGCACGTAGCCGGGCCCCGGCTGGGCCACGGCAAAGCGTCCATGCAGCAAGTCCTTGGCCGTGTCGGTACCGACCAGCCAAAGCGAGGCACCACGCTTGATCACGCGCCCCCGCTCGTTCACATCCACGAATGACTTGCGGCCCTTGATCGGCTGGCCCGGTCGGCTTTCGCCTTTGATCGCGTAACAGCTCTTGTTGCTGTGGTTGCGCGTGAAGACATAGGCCTGGTGTGTGAAGTGTCCACCCGTGTCAATGGCTGCCGCCTTGACTGCCATCCACGGGCCATTGCGGTGCTGAAACTGCCGCTCCAGCATCGGCGCCAGCTTGGCTTCCCACTCGCGCTGATCGCCTGGGTTGCCGTAGACCACGGTGTAATCGATAGCCCACATTTCCTCACCACGGCCAAAGGCCCAAGTCACCAGCTCCCAGCGGTCTGACTGCACGTCGACACCCGTGGCCAGCACTAAGCCACCACGCGGCACAGTGCCCACGCTGTAGGGTGTGGCCGACTTCTTCGCGCGCTGCGCCAGTGCTGATGCCTCGGTCTTCTCGACCTCTTCTTCCCAGGTCTCGCCAAGCGTTGTATTCACAAAGGTCTTGAGGTCGGACTTGTCACCGCGCTTGGCTTTGTCGGCTGCAGCCATGAATTCGCGAACGATGGCTGACCAAGTCGTTTGAGGGCTGTAGGCCGTCCACACGTGGAATGCGATGTGGCACGGTGCGGGGCGCTCATTGCCGTCGATCCTGATGAACCGAAAGTCGGCTGTTATCCATGTGCCGTCTTGTGCCACCCATCGGCCATGCTGCCAGGCGCGCAGGTAGTCGGCCTGCGTCATCAAGCCGCCACACCCATCGTGAGGGCAGACCTGGGCCACGCTGTCCGGGTCATCGTTGACCCACTTCATGCCGGTAGCCACATCCTTGCCGCCCCAGGTCAAAGCGAAGCGCTCACCACAGTGGGTGCAGGGCACCTGATACCTCATGCGCAGCTCGGCGCGATCGGCCCGCGCCTCGATCAGGCTGAAGCCGCGCAGCTTGGGCGTGGTGCCCGCAATCATCTTGCGGAAGACGGCACCCTCGGTGCGCTTCCATGCGAGCTTGTCCGGTGAGCCCTCTTTCTCGACGTCAGCATCGAAGCCGTCCAGCTCATCAAGGATGACTGTGTCGACCGTCAAGCGCCGGTAGTTCTTCGCCGCCTTGCCGCCACGCGTGTGCAGCAGGCAACCCATGAACCGCTTGACCTTGAGCGTGTTGTCCTTGCTCTTGCGGTTGAACTTGGGGAACACGCGCCGCATCACGGGCACATCGCGCAGCATGGGCTCCAGCTCGGTGGTCACGAACTCGTCGCGGTCATCATCCGTGGGCTGATACAGGGCTTGGTTGCGCCGCTTGTGCTCGGCCATGTAGCCCACCACGGCCAAGGCCATCTTGGTGTATCCCACCCGGGCCGACTTCATGATGTCGACCTCTTCGATCTCGTCACAGCCCATGGCGTCGAGCATCCCTACCTGGAATGGATAGGCCTGCCAGCACTGCTCTTCGTAGCTGCTTTCGGCTGAAAGGTAAAAGTGCTTCGCGGCCCACTCGCTGGCGCGCATCGGCTCACGCACCTGCAGCGGCTCCAGCCCGCGCAGGATCACGGCATCCAGCGCCTGGCGCAACTCAGGCCCTGCAGCATCGATGACCTTGAGCAGTTCCCCGTGGTCCATGTCAATCCTCTTCGAGCTGAGCGCGCTCAGCGTCCAGTGCACTCAAGTTCACAGTGGCGGCCAGCTGGCGGGCTCGGGCCAGCTCCAGCGCAATGCCCTGCAGTTGCTCAGGGGTCAGCTCAGGGTGGCGCCGCTTCAGCTTTGGCTGAATGCCCTCCAGGACCGTGGCGATCTGCCGCCCCACATGGGCCAGCACCTCCTCCAGCACCGCCACTGGCGCCACGTGCTTGCGCGACAGCGCGTTCTTCATGGCCTGCGCGTCCGCTTGCTCGCGCGCCAGCCGCGCGCGCTCGTTCGCCAGCTCGCCATCGGCGCCACGGCCTGCCGCCTGCTCGCGCAGGTGTGCGGTGTAGGCCAGCAGCCAGACCCCGCACGTCTGCGCCTCGACAATCACGCCGCGCTTCATGAGGTCACTCACCGCCGGCTGGCTGATCCCGACCAGCTCGCCAAAGGCCTCTTGACTCAAAACCGAGGTCAGATCAATGGTGCTCACGCGTCATAACCCCCTAAGGAAACCTTCGAAACTAGGCGGCAAACGTGCTCCGAATTACCCTCGGGCGCGAGGGCCCAGGAGTACCTTGGGCGCACCAAGGCGGTGCCCCATGCCCTGATCCGCTGGCGGGCCATCACAACACCGCCCCCCGATGGCTGAGCCCTGCCGTGCTCAGTGCCAGGCTGACTGATGCACTCAAGTGCACTGGCAGTCGCGCTGTGATCACACGCTCTGCAATGCCGTAGAAGTCCAGGCGCTTGGCATAGCGCGTGTGGCCCACGAACAGCAGGACAGGCTTGACTGATGAGCCCCACGCGAACTGATAGCGGGCCCACACACCAGCAGGCAGGTGCTGCTCGTACATGAGCCCCCTGCCACGCCTGCCCTGATAACCGTAGCGCATGCTGCCCTTGCCATGGCTCACGAAGTACGTCATGGCCTGACGCTTGGCCCGGCTGCGTTTGCTGTTGCTGGCGTTGCTGTAGTCGCCCTGCACCACCGCAGTCCTGAGCTGACTGAGGATCTGCACGATCTGGCCCCGGCTCATGTTGCCGTAGGCGTCCATCTTGGCGCCTGCTGCAGGCACCGCGCGCTGATCAGCGCGCATGAGGCCATGCATCACCATGCGCTGCTCGAAGCGCTTGAGGCCCCGGCTACCGCCCTCGATCTGTGGCAGCAGGTAGTGCGTGGGCCGTGCGCTGTCCTTGAGCCACGCCACCGCTTCAAGCCTGGCCTTGGTCGCAGGCCGGATGTACAGGCTGCGCAAGGTGTAGGGCGTGGGGGCCACGAATACCTTGCGCATCTCGGCCACTTCCGCATCTCGCACGTCCTTGATCGTGTCCGTCATGGCCTTGGCCATGGCAAAGGCCACTTGCTTTTGCGCCCCATCCAGGGCGCGCAAGGCGTCATCCATGATGGCTTTGGCATTGATCCTCAGCATGTCGTGCCTCCGCTCAGTTTTGGGAAGGGTGTGAAACCCGGCAACGTTCGACCCATCCCGCTGTAAGGCCCATGAAATAAGGCTTTCCTCTTTTTGGGAAGGGTGTGAATAGTTAAAAAGAACCCACACGCGAGAGCCACGCATTGACACCGTATGTGTGTGTTTGTGGGTGCATGCGCCTGCATGAGACTCACGCGCACACACACGCGCCCGCATGTGGGACACAAATAACCCTTCACACCCTTCACACTCGGCGCAAAGCCAATGAATACGCGGGTTCTGGCGGGATGGGTAGGCACGCTTTCAGCTTCCCACTGTTCACACGGCAGCATCAGAAAGCCCTCCGTGCCTGATCGACCAGGTCGTGGAGCTTGGTCTGGAACTGCCTGATGCGGCGGTTGTAGACCTCGGCATCCCGCACGTCTTCGGCGGCGGCGTCACCGTCAGCCAGATCAGCACCAGGCGCCAGCCGCTGTGATGCGGCAGGCACGAAATAGACGATGGATTGCTGGTTGCTGGTGATGTCCCAGTCGCCCTTGTCCACCTGCGTGGCGCTGTAGGCATCAAAGCGCACCGTCTTCTTGGGTGGCGCCCCCATGCGGTCCATGAACTCGCTTGCAGTGCGTCCGAACTGGGTGCTCGACGCAATGAAGCGCTCACCGTTGATGCGACACCAACAGCGAAAGCCTGTGTAGAGATCCCGGGCCGGTGCGGTGACGAAGGGCAAGCCGGCCAAGCCCTTGGACCAGAACAGCATGAAGCGCTGGTCGGGGCTCATACCCAGGGTGATCAGGTGCAGGCGGGCCTTGGTCTCGAACGGCAGGGTGTAGGGGGTGAAGTCGCCCAGGTCATGTGCGATGAGCCAGCGGTAGAAGGCCTCTACCCCTCCGTTGTCCATCTGCTCGCCGATGGCCTTGAAATAGCCCAGGTCGTGCTTTTGCTCGACCTGGATGACCGTATAGCGCCGATCTGTTTCGTTGAGCAGCATGGGCAACTGCTCGTTTGAGAGGAACACGAAGTTGGCATAGCTTGCCTCCTCGCGCACCGGCATGTTCTTCTCGTTGATCTGGATGACCTCATTCGTGATCATGTTCTGAATGAGGTTCTTGAGGTTCTTGCG